CTTCAGACGGTCAAGTCCGACAGGATGCTTCGCCTATAGGCGAACTCCTAGTCTTTTCGGAGAAATATTCAGAGACGGTAGTCCCTGAGTATGTAGCTTAATAAAGCTCCCCGATTGATAATGGTATTCCTCGGCACCTGTTGGTGTCGTGGTTAATACCTCCAATGCAGTGGTCTCGGTGATATCCAAGAACCACATTGGCAATGCCTTAGAGATTGCAGTAGCAATTTGCTCCGAGGTATTCCGAGCGAAGTTGGGCTTTGGTTCCCAGGGTTCCATCTTCGACTCGTAGTATGGCCACACTACCTTCTGGTAGGTGTGGACATACTTATTGGTATTAAAGACCGATAGGTCCTTACCACCAATCAAGAGCTCCTGGAAGAGATTTCCTCTAGTTGCTCTTTTAACAAATTCCTCAACAGAGAGAATGTTGTTATCCGCTGCGAGGGCGATTGTCCTTCTAGCGTTATCTGATGGAAACTTATGTTTAAGTTCCCACCAGTCCATGGCTCTAACTTGCTGTTGAGCAAACATGGCTTGACCTGGCATTGCGTTGCAACTCCAGGCCATAGCCATCTGCTTGTTCAGCTCGTCAACCATGTCCTCTTGGTACTGTAACAGATCTGTTACACCACGCCGAGAGGTATTCGTGTTAAGTTTCCGAAATACTCGGATATCCTTCTTCACGAAGTTCCCTTGCAACAACTTGTGTACAAGCCATTGCGTGGGTTCAGGGCTCGCAAGCAACCACTTTTTAGTGTCGCGTTTGAGACCCAAGCCATAGCCGCCCACTGTCGTGGGTAGGTGTATGGCTGCAAACGCACGAGGGTTTCTCGCCTTTCTAGGTAAGAGCTCTCCCATGCGTTCGATAAAAAGGGCTCTGATAGAGTCCTTCTTATCGTAGGTGTAGTAACGGTCATCATTCGGTAACCATTCTAAACACCCTCCAAGCTGTGCCGATTTACCAATCGCCACATTCTTGTTATCCTTCTTCATCATGGTCGATTGACCACGCTCAAGAAGGCGAACCTTCACCGAGTCTACTATAATCGATCGACTATAGTCACCTTGGTTGAAGGCTTCTCCGTACTGGAGGTTTCCTAGATTTAGGAGTCTCTCCGTGTACTTGACACACCGGGTGGACCAACCGTGTTGGCCGTCCGATATGTGAGACCCGGCTTTGCGATGTATCGCAGTAATCAGGTCTAAATAGGGTGTGGGACCTCTTGCTAGATGGTCATCACCCCCTATGTGACAAAACCTCCAATCCCGATAGGGAGCAGGGGTTGTGTCAAATAGCTTTTCATCCGCTCCAGTGTACTGGAGGAATGCAAGCTCTTCGATCGCTAGATTTAGGATCGTTAATGATGGCTTGGCGATAGCTTCGCCCATCATAATTCCAGTCTTTGACATTATCGTGTTAAAGCCTGGAAGTTCAACTATGCGGGGTCCGATAAGATCCAGCACTAATTGAACGTACTCTGGCCTGGCCTGTAGGCCATAACCAGAGATAAAACTGTTGAGTAACATTTTTGTTACCCTCCAGTTTTGTGCGTTGGTAGCGTCCTTCAGGTCGCTACTGAGCACTGCTTCCTGG